AAAAAGGACGGCCCCCGAAGGGGCCGCCAAACTCTTCCTAGCTATTAGCTAGATCCCGGTGACCCGTAAATTCCGAGTGGGTCGGAAACGCCAAAACTATATCGCTCTCTGGCTTTATAGCGCACGTTACCAGTATCGAAGTCACCATCCATTGAAGTTTCAAGCGCAGTACGCTCGAAGTGCTTCATGCCATTTGGCACATCGGTGATCAAGAAGAAAGCGTTGCTGTCAGTCAGGTAATGATTGACTGCATAGCCTTCTGGGATCGCACCCATGTTGCGGATGGCATTGATGTCGTTGTCGCTGGTCGCAACACGCTGAGTCGTTTCAAGCAGACGATCTGCCGTAAACATCAAAGCGGGTGGTACGATCAAACGGCGAGGACGCGCTGCAATAAGAAGACCGCGCTCATCGGTGAACGCAGCAATCTCAATGATCGCATTTTCCAGTGACGTTTCGTTCAGGTCAGCACCTGTGGATGGACGGTTGGAGTTAGTTCCACCGCTTACCAAAGGATGTGAAGCATTGAACAGAGTTACACCGTCTCCAGATTGGAAGCTGGTGAAACCATTGTTCAGCAAGTTTGCCGCCTTCACTTGCTTCGTGTACGCCATAGCGCGAGAAAGCGCCTTGGTGTAACGAGCAGAAAGTGAATCGTACAAATTGTCTTCCATCGCTTCCTCGGTGATCGCAAAGCCCATCGAAATGGTCTCGTGATTGTACCGAGCGGTGTAAGACTCTTGAGCGGAGTCGTAGCTGGTAGCCGCGCCTTCTGCTTTCACAGGGGCAGCAGCGAAGCCAGACAACTTCACTTCTTCCTCGAAAGAACGATCAGAGCTTTCAGTCTCATAAATGAGAGTGTGCTCGTCTTCGTACTTCTCATACTCCAAACCAAAAAGAGCATTAAGCCCCGGCAGGAGTTCTTTAAGCATTTGCGCTCTTGAGATAGCCATTGCCTAAACCTCCTATACGCCAGTGGTGGTAACGTACTGATGACCAACGTTAAATTTAACGATTACATCAGTGAAGCTATCACCAGCCGAACTAGTTGGCCCATCTACAAAATCAATGATTCGTAGTGGGAGTGTATTTGTTGTTGCAGCAGTGCTTGCGTCAACAGCGTTCTTGCTTCGACCAATAGAGGTAGAGCCAGCGGTTTGAACAATCGCTGTGTTGTTACCTAGAGTGGTCTGTGCGAGAGACGCATCGCCTTGCATACGCATCAACACGTTGGGGTCATCAACCACATAAGCCACAATGTCACTTGCAGAAGTAGACGCTGGGTACTGTTGGTTGAAGGTCTTTTGGTTGGTGCTGGGGTCAGTGTAAGCACAGCCTACAAAAACGCCTACAGGAGTGGCGCTTGTAGTGCCAGTGTCCTTTTCGACAGTACCATCGTTAACGAGTTTTACGAAATCTCCGTAAAACACGGCGGTGCCATAACCACTTGCAATCTTGATATGACGAATCTTCCCGGTAAACGAGCCACTCGCACTCAAGGTATCAACTGGTTCCGCACCTGTTGGGGCAGCAGAAGTAGCCATAATTGGCCTCCTAGTTAATAGTAACTAACCCCTGCTAAGGGCTAGCCTTTTCCAAAGGTAGTCCTAGTGCTCCGCTCTGGATTGAGCATCGGCATTCTAGGATCGTTTTCTCTGAGATAGTTATTGTCAACCGAAGCCATCTGATTCTCAGCAGCTTGCTGGAAGTGTCGTGTTCTAGCCTCCATTGTTTCCGCAGGAGCCTTACACAACAGCAAACCACCAACCTCAATGTTTCCTTGAAAGCGTGAGCCTACATCAGACT